ATATTCAAAATACCATGAACGAATGGAAAAAGGGACCATCAACATCGTCTAAACAACCGACTCTCAGCCCAGAAACTATTGAACTTTTGAGTCAACAAGCAACTGAAAAGGCACAAAAAGACCTTTTGGAACAACTGAAACAGATCAATGCAAAGAAGCAACCATAATTTTTTAATCTTTTATGCCTTTTAGGCATAAAAGAGTTAATTTTCCAACTTTAGGTCATTGTTTCCATAAATTTTAATGCTTCTGGATGTGCTTGAATTACATCAAAATTGAATTTTTTGATAAATAATCCATTCAAGGTGCGAACACGTGATAAAGCAGTATATGCTTGTCCATACTCAAATGTTTCCCTCAAGTCGATACTAACATAGTCCAATGTTGAGCCTTGACACGAATGAATAGTCAACGCATATGCAATTTTTAATGGTACTTGTACCGCATAACCAACCAATTTTATTTTTCCATTTCTTAAGGTGTGATAAATGCTAAATTTGATGGGTTCAATAATTTTAATTAAATCACTGATAAATTCAACTATGGGATAATTTTCAGGGCTGAATCCAACCACGATGCCACGACTTCCATTAACCAAAGTGGGGTTAATATTATAGGTTAACATAACCTGAGTTTGTTCGCAAATTTGTAAGGTCTCGGGAGTCGTAGAATTTTTAATAAAATTTTTCGTTATATATTCAAATGAAATAGGACAATCATGGTTGATAAAGTCCATTATATATTCTCGGAATTCATAGCCTTTGTTTGCAAGCTTATTCAATTCTTTTTCATTCAAATAGTCAACTGATTTCCTGGTACAAAACAACTTTGTTGGTCGAATGTTGTTGGTATGAGGTTGTTTTGGTATCTTTTCGGGGTTCAATATTTCTGAAAGTTTCTTTTTTATGGCCGCTGGTGGTTTTGGTGGTCTAACAAACCTCGTTTTCAAGATTTTTTCAACTTGTGGATCAACTATACCTACTCTGACTTTATTTAAAACGGTCTTAAAAATATGGTCGCTTTGTCTCATAATATTTCTGAGTTCAATAATGGTTCTGATATACCTTTTAAATTTGGAAGAGTGGGTAATTAAGGTTGAGTTCTGACTGACACATGGAAGCTGAAAAAGGTCTCCGGTTACCACTATTTGAATGCCTCCAAAGAATGCTTTGTTTTCCCTTATCTGTCGTGCAAGTTTTTCCAGCTTATCAAAAAGGTTTGGATGAAGCATACTTATTTCGTCGATAATGAGTATGTTCAATTTTAACCACAATTCTCTCTTTTCTTTGTTTCTCATTATTCTATCGTACAAATCATCCACATCTTCTTTTCCAAGCCCAATTCCAAGAAACGAATGGAGGGTTGAACCACCAATATTTAGAGCTGATATTCCGGTGGTTGAAGTTAACCCTATGGTCTTTTTCGTTTGATTTTGAAGGCAAAAATATTTGATTAAGGCTGATTTACCTGTACCAGCCGGGGCATTTATAAAAATATTTTTTCCAGCTTCAATTAAACCTAAAACGTAACATTGTTCCGAGTTTGGTTTAAATGGAGCATCAGATTCAATGGGATTATTAAGGTTATAATGTTCCCAATACTTGACCCAAAAATATTGGCCAGTTATCCACTTTACGTCGGTGTAGTTCAAGTGTTTTAATATTTCAATTTTGAGTTCTAAAGGTAGATCTCGAGCATATAGATTAAATGTGTCGTCCATTGTTTATTGTATCCATAATTTGTTTTAAAAAATTCAATTTTATTTGATCATGAAGAACACCCCGTATTATACTTGGAGATCAACAGATAGGGTTATTGGAAGCCACAATTGCAGCTGATGAAAATAATGGTATATCAATATCAACATCATTTGTAAATATATCTTCTGTTCCATGGGTCAACAAAACCACAGAACAATGGATACTTTATGTAAATGATGGAGTTGATGACACTATGTATAGAATAACTGTCGTGTATTTTCCAGTGAATTCAGCTGTGAGTATTGAAAGGTTGATTGACATCAACCTAAATTATATTTTGATTTTTATGCTTGATATAAGCATAAAAAATTATTTTTTAAATTAAATTTTTTTTCAGATAGGTCAAATCAGTCTTTAACTGAGTCAAAGTGGCATAATCGCTATTTATACTGATAAATTCTTCAGGGTCAATATAAGGATTAATTTTTAAGAGCCAAAAAAAGATACAAGAGATCCATAAACCAGTTATTCGATCATTTAATATTTTATTTTTTTTAAGGTGGCCGGCTATTATAATTTTTTCAATTTCATCATAGTTTTTTAATGGAATATTGTACCTTTTGATTAATTCTTGAAGTTTTTCTTTATGAGTCGATGCAAAGGAGTGAATACGACCTTTAGACATGTTGAAATTTTTGGTCACTTGTTCGAGGTTAGAACTCTCCTGTATTGCAATTTGGCATAATTTTAATCCTTTGGAACCATTTTTATGGTTAATATTAAACTTGATCAACATATCTTCAAAATTTTTTGGTTTTTCAAGGTAATGATAAGCATAATATAAAGAAGCGCAAAGAATAGATCTTTTATTGGTTCCTTTGACTATCTTATTTTTCGAAGTCAAATTGAAAATCTTTTCCGTGATTGTGGTGGTATCGTTATCGTTAACCCCAAATTCTTTTTCCAAGGTGTTTATTATGGTGGATTTGGTCTTTAAAAGATTTAAAATTGGCCCGTTATAGTTTGCGGTGAATTCTGAACAGAAACTTCTGTCAAAATGAGTATGACAATCGGCACATGTTGTACCACATGCATCATGAACAATATTATGGTGATTACACATTCTTATTTGTTTATTTATACTTTTTTTCAGAAATTTCATTTTTTAGCTGCAATTAAACCCTTACTTGTTCACTTGCAATTTACTTGGTGTAAGACCCCTTTGGGTTGGGAAGCTGGAAGGGGTTCAAAAAAACATTTATAATAAAGGATGAAAGACAACAATAAAAAATTAATTTTGCTTGACCTGGATAATACTCTGATTTGTGCAGAAGACTTGGCATCTGTCCGTGATGAGAGTAAGATGGTCAAAGCACGAGAAAAATTTCGTACAGTCAGAATGGAAGACTATTATGATATCTTTGAACGTCCTCACCTACAGGAATTTCTAGACTATCTCTTTCAAAATTTTAATGTCGGTGTGTGGACCGCTTCCTCCAAAGACTACGCTATTTTTGTCGTAAAAAATTTCATCACTCAACCCGAAAATAAGGTTAGATTGGACCGTAAAATTCAAATATTTTTATGCTCTCACCACTGCAACGTTTCAAAAAAACATTTCAAAGGTATCACAAAAGATTTGAAATTAATTAGTGATAAATGGCACCTTAAAGACTTGAAAGATATTATTCTTGTGGACGATTTGGAAAATTTGGCTGAACATCAACCTAACAATGTTATAAACATTAAACCATTTTTTTATGATAAAGAAGAAGCTTACGAGGATAGAGAACTATTCAAGGTTAAAGACGACTTGAAAAAAATTAATTTTTAATTTTTTGATTTTTAATGGTTTTGAAACCATTAAAAATCCTAACAAAATACCCTGATGGCGCTTTCAAATTTTTTACGACAAAGTGGGCAAAAATTTAACATAGAGTTTTTTGAACAAGAAATACATGTAGCCAAGTGATGGCATGGTTTAAAAATGACATTTCTGACGTTACTCTGACAAACAACGCATGTTATCTTAGTCTCCAAATCTTGAAGGTTATTTTTGACCTTTAAATTTTCCTTGATGATATCGTTATTTTTCTGACAAACGTCACATTCACAGTCAGTATCACACATTTTTTGACTAGTTATCAATTCTTGAATGGCCAAATTAGGCACACTTTCATCTTCTTCATTTGGTACACGTTCATCCAACGATGGTTCTTTTTGAGCATAACTATTGCTTCGTCCAAACACATGTATGTTGCCACTTTGAAGTCCACCCAACGCACCCATGATATGAATAATTGGTTGGAAGGAATCATCCATTATTAATTCTTGAAAAATATTAATCATATCATCCTCCAATGAAGGTGATATATCAAGACCTTGATCGATACGGTCCTTGTATAGTATAAAGTCAATAAAATCTTGTTTACGCATTCTTGACGCATTTCGACCATTAAAACCTCTTCGAGATAATCCTTTATCCAAGGCCATATTTTTAAGGGTCATTTTATCATGCATTCGTAGTATTGATTCCTCCATTTATTATTATGAGAATTTAAAAATTACACTCGTTGGATATTTAAAAGAGGTATCATGTTTTTGTTTAAAATGGTGTCTTGAAGTACATTTTCACCATTAAACACGTAAAATAATATAAACCATCCCAATATGAGGAGAGGTAACCCTATTCCATCAAATACGCCATTGTTACGTTGAAATGGGAGCACAAAATATTCAGAAAAAATAATAAGGATGGATGCGACCAAAATTAAGATGATATCTTTAATTTCATATTTTAAGGTTACAAGAGCCACCAAGGATGACAATAATATTGAACAAGATAGTAATGGTAGTTTGGGCTGTGTAATAAAACTTTCTTCTTTAAACTCAAATACAGCCCAAACTACACTGATAATTATTGCAGAAAATATGGAATGTTTGAGCAGCTTGTTGCCTTGGTGTTTTAAGGAAATACATATGGCGGTTATTAACCACCCTCCAACATACAACCCAACACCACAATATTTTATTGTGTTTAGGAGCATTTTGCTTGGGACATCATTGTACTTTTTAGAGTATAAATCGAGCATAAATTTTTCACCTCCAAATCTGAGGCATAGTCCCAAAACGATAAGTCCGACTGCTGTAGTGCCAATACACGTAAATGTTTCTCTTTGAATCTTCATTTATTAGTTGAATTTCCGTTGTTTGACTTGAATACCCCTTTGAGGTTCCAAAGGCTTACCTTTCAAGCCCAAAGGTATACTCAAACAACGTACATTTTTATTGGAAGTTGGACGAGCGTTGTCGAAAACAAATATTAGGTTTTTTTATACCTTGGTGGTATAAAAAAATAATGCGATGGGTTAATAGGTTGCATACAGGCTTGGAATAATTTTTTTAAATCCTTTTCTTTCTAAGGTTAAAATAGCCGCTTCAGATGCCTTTTTCTCTGCATCTTTTTTAAGGGCAGCGGCACCTTCACCAAGAAAATGGTTATTTTTATCATACACTTTTGATACAAAGATGTTTTTATCGTTCTTTAGAACCCTTTCGGTTTTATACACTGCTTCAGATCCCAATTGGTCTTTGTACTGGTCGAATACACCCTTTAATCGATTTTTTGAATCAACCAAGATGTTGTAATCAATTTTTAACGTGTATGGTTCAAATAAGGTGGACAATAAAGCATATGTGAGTTGATAGGCTAAACCGGGTTGGCTTCTGTTGGAATCTGAGTAGTCGTGTATGATAAATTCAATGACTCCAATTAATGCTTCAAACACATCTTCCAACAATTTTTTCTGTGAACGATCCCTCAGTTCTTCAGATGCAGATATAAAGGGCCACATACCCAAATCTTTGGCTATTTGAGAAAGGTTATCTTTGGACCCTAAATTAATTTTCATTCGAGCCACAATCTCAACGGCTTCTGACTTTCCTCGAAGTTGTGGGAATTTTTCATATGAACTCCAAACAATAAATTTTCCAATGGTTGAATCACCCATTTGTTCAAAAGGTTCATAGTTGTGTTGCTCATCTGCACTCGAAGATGTAAAAGCAACGTTAAATAATGGAAGCGTTTGATCATTAACGTACTTATTTAAATAGGCTTCATTAACACCAGTAAATTTAAAAATTTTTATCAGAAAATTTTTAAATGAGTCGTCTCGTGGACCATAGTATACTTTTTGTATAGTTTCCATCTTTATTTTAGGGTAAATTTTACGTGTACAATTCAATTTATTATTTTATGGATATTCAACCATAAAATAATTGAAACATTAAACCTCTTTTCTTGCCTCGTTGATAACCTTCATTTCGTCCATTAACTCTTCGGTTGTTATATCAGTATCTTCAAGGTCGATATTGTTCCCTTTGAAGGTAACATTTTTAGCCTTTAAAGTCTCCTTAATTCTGTTGAACAAAGTTTTCGAATTTGGGCTGCACTTAAAGTCCAATAGAACCACCATTTGAGGAAAATGCGTCTTCTCAAATTTAAGCTTGCGTTCAGTATAATCGTTTTGGGCTCTGATGGTAAAATACAGATAGTAGTCGGGGTCGTTACGTTTTATAAGAACGAAACGTTCACGTTTCGACTCGTCTCGATCCGGCTTTGCCGGATCTCGATCATGGTCCTTTGGACCATGATCCTCAGGTTGTGGAGCTCTATCCTCGACTGCGATCCCCAATTTACGCTGAACTTTCTTTACTTGTTTGTGAAGACCGTGGTTCTGATCTTTGACTTCCTCAAGGCTAATGCCAAGAGAACGCATGTATGAAGTCTGTTGTTGCATTATTTCTTCTTGTTTCTTCATATCGAGTCGCATACCTGACATCATCTGTTCTAAATCGGTTATTTTTCTTTGAGACTCTCGATGGTTAAAATAAAGCGTATATTCAACGTACATTTTAAGGAGCTTTTCAAGGTCGATATAATATTGTCTAATTATGTGACCATTTTTGGTTTTAAGCTGCATGATAGCCATCTTAAGGTCATCAGGTTCCATAATCAAAAATTTAGTGTGTTTAACGTTTGAAGGAACTAATTGTAATTCTTCTTGTATAGTTGGATATTGTTCTATTTCCTTGTCTTTTTGTGTCAACTCATAATAGGGAATATTATTGTTTCAACATTTTCTTAAAATTTTGTCGTTGTTTATAGTATTCCCCATCATAACCAAACCATTTAAGAACACTCATACTCACCAGGGTATGAGTAACATTTCCAACCACTACTTGCCAAAAGTAGTCAAACATGGTCATATTAAGCTTAAATTTAGTCACTTTTATAAACTTCATTATATCAAGGAGACTAAGGCTTTTATCCAAAGCCTTTCTTATTTTAGGGTTACTTGAACCATTTTCAGTATCAATTTTAACACCTAAGAAATTGGTAGGTATATTAATTTCTTGTCAGACATATCTATCGAAGGGACAAATTTCACCTTCGTAACCAAACCAATCAAATGTCATGCTAGTCAGGGGACTAGCATGATTTCCAACGACAACTTGCCAAAAGTAGTCAAACATGGTCATATTAATTGATCCAAAAATTTCCCATTTTTTTATTTTATGGTCAATATTACCTTCAGCTTCCAAGAAAGTGGTTACTACCCACTAGCCAATTTTATGCTTATTACAAGCATAAAATTGAAAACTTGAAATTTTTCCCACTACCAACCTAGGATTTGAAAAAGTACCTAGTGCCAATTGACATATTTTGGACTATGCTACCGTCATTTGAGTTGACCCCACTCATATCGAGTCAAATTTACAAGGGTAACTTGTTATTCAGATATCCTTGAAGACTATATGTGTTGACTCCTAAAAGAACCATAAATATGAAACCCAAGAAAATGTTGCCAAAAATAAAGTCTCGAGAACCTTTAAAAATTGGAATCATAATTATGATCACCAAGAAAGCTATAACCAAATAATTTTTCTTCAAGTCAAACTTGTCGAATGGAGATGGTGGTTTTGGACCAGGACCTGGCACTGGTGCGGGTGGACCTGGCGCTGGTGGAACAGGAGTTGGTTTAGGTGGAACAGGAGTTGGTTTAGGTGGAACAGGAGTTGGTTTAGGTGGAACTGGAGTTGGTGTGGGCATAGGTGGGACAGGTTTTGGAGCTGGTGCAGGACCTGGTCCTGGGGTTGGTGGTGTTGGAATAGGAGGTTGTGGTGGGGGAACTGGAGTTGGTGGTGTCGGTTGTGGGGGGGTAGGCATTGGAGGAGTTGGAGTCGGTTGTGGTGGTGGTTTTGGAGGTTCAGGTTTGAACACACAATTGACATCGTTTTTTATGTTATCTATGGTTACATCTCTATCTTTGATAATGTTATAGATGACATCGCAGAAGTTGGACGGGCAAGTTGGGTTTTCCACTTCGGTTGTCTGAAGATATGACTGTGGGTTAGCACAAGGCGTGAACCAACAACCATCATTGATAACTTTTCCAACTTTAAGGCTACGATATACCTCATTTTGAGCTCGATTGACACATTTGCAGTCTGGTGTATTGTTGACCGCACAATAATTTTGAACAACAGTGTCTTGCACACCTTTAGATTGTTGGTTAAACCAACCACGGCACAGTTCTCCATCTTTTCCAGTCGATTTTAACCTGGAACATTTAGTCATGTTTTTTCCGGTATCTGGGTCAATAACACACGTGTCTGAAGATTGTTGGCAATAGTTGGCTACAATAGCATTAAAGTCGCCAGTAGTTCCAAATTTTTGTTTGAAACTGTCAATCTGATCCAATGTGTTAATTTTGTTTACGTCAAATATACATTGAAGATTGGGTCCTTTACCATTCCAGGTAACGTGCGACAACGGGTCGCGTTTGTGAGAGTCCACTCCAATAGCACACTCTTCGGAATTTGGTTTGGCACAATGCAACTTGTCGGGGCAAAATGGTAGACAACAATTTTCAGAACCAAAATTCCAATCGTCTTTCAGGTCGGTTTGACCACATGCACGTTTGGTTGTTGTCCAAAAACAAAGACCACATCCACATGGTTGACCTGTATCATATTGTGTTTTAGTCGATTTTTGTACGGTGAATCCGTTTACAGTTGAAGTCATTTATTATCTGGCCATTTAACTCTTCTCTTTCTGGTCAAATTGCAAAAATATAATGGTCTACTGACCATTATACCCAAATGCTAAGTTTTCGCCATGTCAATTTTTTCAAATATTAATGATTGGATTATGGTTCCCGCAAAGGGGATTCAACTCTCTATTATAAAGGTTATAATAGTCTTTAAATCCAAAATTATAAACGGACCCGACATGTATGATATTGAACCAGTACAGATTGATACAATGGCAAAAATGGGTAATGTTATCGGCGCAACCAAACTTATGGCGCAAACCGAGACTATTAATGTTCCTTTGATCACTTTTCCAACGACGCACTTACGCCATTTTTTATCTTGTTTTGCGACCATCTTGATTTTTATTTTATGGTTATTTTTTGACCATAAAATTCAATTTTCTGATTTATTTTCTACTTTGTGGTTTTAAGCTTCAACTTATCCTTGCTTGGTTTATCTGTGAGTGCAACTTGACGTAGACCATTAATAATTTCTTGCGTTGCTAAATCAACATTTTTTACACCGGCGTTCACAAGGATATTTTGAACCTTTTTTTCCTTTTCTTTTTTTGAAACATTTTTCCTAACACTGGTTGCTTCCACCAACAGCGTAACATGTTTATTGTTGTGCTTAAAAATAACCCCATCTTGATTATGATTTTTCAAATAAGAGATGATGCGATTTTTGGTATCTTCTTCACCCTTTTTGCATTCTTTTATTTTGTCTCGATAATACATGAGTTGTTTACATTCGTCTTCTAGAGTCATATTTATTAACTCTTTTATGCCTTTCAAGCATAAAAAGGTATGCCTTTAAATTTTTGGGTCCTTTGGACCCATTAGTAGCCGATGCCCGACGGGCATCGTTTAGCTTTGACCTACGGTCAAGGGCTTATCAAAAGGATTAACCCATTCACTTGAAACGTGCCACATGTGGCACGTTTTACTGTGATAGGTCGACCCGTTCGCGAAGCGAACGGGTTAACTACGTATCTAATTTTAATGCTTTTTAAGAGCATTAAAATTTTATCATATAAACTAATGGTCTGAATCATCCTCCAAATTCAATTGGTCGATGGGAATAAGGTTGTTATCAGCAAATACACTCGATAACAATCCATTTAAAGGATTATGTTCTCCATCGGCGAATAAAGTTCCAATTTTACCAACTAGTCCCATAAATTGAATCATGTTAAAATTGTTGATATCGATATCTTCAACCGCATCAATCAATACAAGAGTTTGAGAATGGTCTTCTGAACCATTAGACAACAACAAATTTCGGGCTTTTTGACATGCCACTTTGACTACAATAGAAATGTCCAAGTTTTGTTTTTGAAAGTCGCTAAACAGATCTTTGGCAATCGCCATTTGTTCTTCTCGAGTCAGATCGGGAGAAAAACGCGCCTTTAAATTTTTAAAAATTTTGTCAATATAAACTTCTTCTGGACCTTTATTTGTGTTGTTCAAAATATTCCAAATGTAGTTCAAATGATCCTTAATAACATCTTGGTCTCCTTCTTCGGCTTCTTGAAATGTTTTTTGAATATTAAAGGCAAATGAACCACCCGCTGCAACATATGAAATATTTGGGTCATTTAAACCATCAAAATTTCCTTCATTCAAAACTTCAGTGTTATTGTCAAAAAAGACCTTAAACCCTTTGATAAGTTTCAAGTATGCTTTAACCTTTGTTTCATCAATTCGATTTACAATGGCGTGATAATCCATAAAATTTTGATTATCTGTTACAGAGGATAAATCATCCATAAAATTTTTAATTGAATCAATCAATTCAGTATCAACTTCGACAGACTCTTCCTCAGAATTCACGGCAGTTGGCTGGTTCTCTGTCTCAGTCAATGCTTCATGATTATTTTCAACCATTTTGTTATCCATTTTATACATTGGATTAATTCTTACAAGATATCTTTTTTGAAATTTTTACGGTGGAATTAAACCAAAACAACCACATCTTGTAAAATAAAATTTTAATGGTTCCTTTGGGTTTAAGGCAAATTGGGTTAAATACACGGTTGATTTAACAATAAATAAACATGCAACAATTGATATTACCGCTCGCACTACTACTAATCGTGGTTCTGTTTTATGTTCTCAGACCCGTTAGGGCAAAAGTCAATATTTTAAGGGATCTAACAACCTTAAAAACTCATACCGTCAACATGCTAAATAAAGTTCTCAAAGTGGACACAACCAAGCTTATTGATTTTCATATACCAGATGTTCATTGTGATGGTATAATTGACCGTATTTTATCACCAGACGAATTGGTCAAGTTGAGCCATGATAATTTAACTTTGTACAATAAACTGATTGCGTGTGGTTACACTCGAACAGTCGGTTTACTTCATGGTTTTGCACTTTGGTCCTCAATGTCCAAAACAAAAGACATGAAAAGTTTTCAATACTTTGTGGATTGTATTAACCATATTGAATGGAAAGATCCAACATTATTCATAGACTTTCATTCAATCAAATCCAAAATTGGAAAATGCGTCGTTTAAATTTTGATTATTTTTATGCTTATAAAAAGCATAAAAACAAAAAATGTTAGTAAGGCAGGTTCTTTCCACCTACCACCTAGTAAACAATTTTGTATTTGAAACCTCCATCGTTGATCTCTGTTTTTGAATTTGTCCATCCAGTTAGTTCTTTGATTTGGTACCACAAGTCCTTCTTAGGAGCATTAGTCTTGTTAGAGAGTCGCGTCATTAAGTCTTTTCTTTGTAGAACCAACATTTCACTATCCTCTTGTTCTTTTAGGGACAGAAGAATATCTTCAAAAGCTTCTCTCACAGAGTCGGACTCCTCTTCTTCCAAATCTATAGTTTCTGTGTGTTCCCCTATTTGAACAGTAAAACGTTTATAATCTAGGCGCGGTGGCGGTTCATCCTCTTCTTCCAAACTGGCGTCCATTCGAGTTCTAATAAAATTGTTGATATAGTCAACGCTAGCGTCATAGTTGTTTACGATAAAGGTCAATATATCCTTTAAATCAAAAAATTTTATACCTACCACTAGTTCAGCATTATCCTTGTGTTTGAAGTCGGCTAAGAGTTTTTGAATGTGATAATCAACATCTTTGCTATTGTAGCATCTCATAGCCCAACAATAGTAGTAGGCGTCTTCAACTGGTCGACCAGTATTATATGGTCCAATACGACTACTTAAACGAATTGTTGAACCAGGCTTAAAGATACGTTCCCGAGAGTAAAATTTAGTTGTGGCTATATAAATCCATTCTGCCTTATTTTCTTTAATGGTTATTCTCTTCATAAATTTATTGATTCTAATAGCCTTGCGTTCGGCCTTAACTCTAGCTTCTTTTTCTTGTTCTAATTCTGTATCTTTTATGGCTAATTGTTCCATTGCTAATGAAAGTTGAGATTCAACTTGATATGAACCATATTTTCTTATACTTGGAAGTATGATTTTACATACTAAACGTTTAAATTCTTTAGCAAAAGGTGCTTGAGAAGACAATATTAAAGAATAAAGTCCTGTTTCTGAAATAAAAATGTTTTGACCTTCACGAAAAGAAAAGTTTTCTTTACCCAAAGTATGGTTACTTGTAACCATAATATTAGACAATATATTTTTATCTTCATCTTCTACATAACGTTGTAAAGCTTTTAAGGGTGCTTCATACCCTAGTACTTCACACACATCTCGACCACAAAAATATGGTTCGTTTATAGTTCCAGATAACTTAACTTGGTGGTTCTTTCCACCAATATTAATAGTCATATATTCGCGACACTTTGTCAAGTCGATTAAAGCATTCATAACTTTATTATTTTATAGATTATCTTTCTAAAATTCAATTTTTTTCGATGGAAGAGGAACCAAACAAAAGACTTGTCGTTTAAATTTTGATTATTTTTATGCTTATAAAAAGCATAAAAACAAAAAATGTTAGTAAAGCAAATAGGGTTAAAATAAGCATAATTATTATAATTCAAGAAAATCTTTACAACAATTTACTGTTAACTCTACTAATTTGTTTTTATAAGTTTCAAATGCTTCCTCATAGTTTTCATTTAGGGTTCTTTCATCCACGATATTTTTTATTTTTTGTGGAAAATTGTGGTTCAATCCATTCACCCAAACTTCCTGTTCGCTTAAAAATTTACATGTTTCTGTGGTGTATCTGTTCTTTAAAATAAATTTTTTAGCATCATCTAAGTCTTGATCAGTAATACAACTACAAGAATAATATAACATATTTTTAATGTTTACAGGAATATCAAGGTCTTGTTTAAGCATAATAATGTATCCAAGATATACTTCTAATTCATCCACACTTTTCAATGTTGAAACTTTATATCTAGAGAAATTTTCTAAGGCGTGTAGAGTCCACGAACCATTTATTAAAATATTAAAAAGCTTGTTAAGGTCAAACTTGTGTATATTTAAGGAGTGTTGTATATCAATATATATAATGGACAAAGCCATCCTATCTCCACATGTTTCAGTGGCATTTTCAATTATAATATACAAAGCCTCCCTAAGACTTGTATTTTCGGTAAGATCTGCTTCTTTTAAAAACTCGGTTATTTGGAGACAAATAACCTTAAACAATTCTTTATCGTTTTTAAACTCAAAAATATCCTCAATTCTCAGTAACCATGTTTTTATTTGTTTCTGGTCTATGTTTACCAAATTTTCAACTGTGTCAAATAGAATTTGTGATATTGTTTTATTTTTCGTAGAGGCTCTTTCTAATCTTAATAGACGTTGAGTTTCTTGATTTCTTTCAATTTGAAGTCTGTTTTCTTCCATGTACATTTCATAGTTAGCGTTAGAAGACTCAAGAAGTCTGTTGTTTCTTTCGTCAATTGTACAAAGATCTCGAACACGTTGCTGTTGTTGCTGTGCTCGAGCCCATTCGTCACCAGATCTACGAGCCGATGAAAGAACTATACTATTGGCAAATGCTTCCGCTTCAGCACGTTCACGGTCAATTTCATCAAGTTCATTATGGTCAATAGTATTCCTGAAATGTTCAATTAAATTATGCCAAGAACTTTCCATTTCTTGATCTTGATTTTCATTACGTTCTTCTCTTCTATCGTTAATTGAAATATAAATTTTAGGACCTTTATACGATTCTTGATTAGTTAGTTCCATAATTTGAGCAACTTGTTCTTGTGTAAAATTACATCCATCAAGATAAAAAGTGGTCGATTCGTCAAATATATCAAACATATAGTCAAATACATCATTGATTGAATTGTAAGACAAGTCAATTGACTTCAAATTTGGAAGGTATTTGATACAATTTGGAATACCAGTTAATATATTACGTGAAAGATTTAATTTAACCATGTTTGTCAGATTTTCAATATTATTGGGTATACTCTGTAGAGCATTATGACTTAAATTTAATTCGGTTAAATTAACCATAACTTCTCCTATAAAATCTGGTAATATAGCTATTTCATTTCTACTAAGGTCAAGTTCTTCAAGTTTTGAAAGTTTTATTAAATCTGCGGGTACTTCAACCATATTTCCCGTTAGTTGTAATTTTTTTACTGCAAAGGTTGAAATATCCATAGAAAAAAATCTTTGATATGGTAAACATAAAGATTCCCATTCTTGTATAGGTCCAATTTCCCATTTTTTATTTTTGGAGTTATAAGTTGCCATTTTAATCAATCATTTTTTTTATAAAAAAAATCAATTTTGTAAGAAAGAAAATGCCCTTAACTTGTTGGTTAAACTTTTATTATTCTTCCATGTAAATATCCATTTTATTTGTTGTTTTATTTTGACGTTTTTTGACCTTAACACAATCAATTTTCTTTATGTCAATTTTTTATGCCTTGTTTGTAGGCATAAAAAATTATTCTTTTGATCTGAATATAGCTTTCTCAGATTCTGGTAGAATATAATCCATAAGATAATAATAGTTTCCTCCAACATATTCAGGGTTGTTTAAAGTCATTAAAGAAAATTCTTCACTTACCCAAGGCGATGGTAGATCTTCATCTTTGAAGATGTGTTGAACATTATCATGGATAACGATGGGGCTAAAGCCCCATCGTCGACCACGTCCAGAAAGGACGTGGTTATCACCACCATCTTTATTTAATAAATTTTTAAAAGTCGAGTGAAAGGTTTCGTAAGAGTCTAATTTCTTGATGTTTTCAACAAGATTTAAAAAGTTGTATTCAACCATAACATCAACAATAGTTTTATATTTTGAATTTAAATCAGAAGAGGTGGACGTAAACTTTATTTTTTTTTGTTTTAAAGCCCAGTTGCCTAAATTTAAATAAAGG